CCAGAGGAATTACTTGTCACGTCAGCGGTCACTTTCTTCAGCTCTGAATTAACAGTGAAGTAATCCCCGGCACGCAGCACCAATGTATTTGCCCGCCATCCTTTGGTTGAGAGAGCCACGCCCGTTTGATCTGCATCTGAAACTACAGGTGTCCCTGCTGGAGTTCTTCCGGCCCTTCCCCAGTCACGTATCCGTACGCGCCCATATTCACCATCAAGTGCTGCCAGAACGGCCTCAATCTTACGAGCCTGTGCTTCCTCTAAAACAGCATACTCAACAGTGCACTTCCATCGTGAGCCCGGGAAGCGAACCGTCTGGGATGCGCCGTTAAATGGTGAGCGGAATGTCTTTGTATTTGATTCGAGATGCCAGTTAAGCGAGGAAGGATTGGGTCCGGGCCATTCCAGTACGTCTGCCATTATTTACTCCTTTGTCATACACCCAGCAGGCGACGCCCCTGCCCTCTGTTCTGGAAATCCTGCAGCATGTCCTGACGAGCCTGCTTAGCACCATCAGTTGCCCCGCGCCGGGCGGCCTCTTCCATCGCCCTTTGCAGCACGGCATCGCCATTACCATTTACATGGATTGTCTGGTGAATCACGGTATCACCTGCGTTATTAGAATCAGCCTGCCCGCCACTGACCATCCTTACTCCCAGAGAGCCATCAGACGATCGTGTAAGCGGCATGATTGCCTCCGGACCAGCCTCACCAAACACGCCTGCGCCCTTAGCGAATGCGAAGAACTTCGGCGAGTCATAGACGCCACCGCTGTAGGCGCTAAGGGATGGAGAATCATAGATACCACCCTTAGCGTTGAGGCTCAGATTGTTATATGCCCCACTTGAGAAAGCGCTACTGGATGAAGCCGCTGCTGCTCCGGATGAAGCAGCAGCACCGCCAAACATCCCGCCTGCCATCCCGGCAAAGCTGGTACCGATTCCTACCAATGACTGGCGAATAGCAATGCGCGCAATATCTGCCAGCACTGAGTTGGCAAAGTCACTGAATGAGGCTTTACCCGTGGTGGCGAACTTAACAAGCGCATCCTCCATGTTTCCAAACGCATTGCTGAACAGCTGCTGAGACATCGCAGAAACGTTCGCAGCGCTATCCTGATACTCTTTCCATGCACGAGTGGCACCAGCGGTAAATGAGCCGCGAGCTTCGTTCATGCGTTGGATATGAGTGTCATAGTTGCTTAACTCTGTTTGAAGAGCCTGCTGTTGCAACTGAATTTCCTGGTCGATTTCCTCACGGGCAATCTCACTCGAAGCCTGCGCTCTGCTCTGGCGTAACTGAGTGATTTTGTCGTTGTAGGATTGCTCAAGGGAAAGTCGCTGGGAATACTGCTGCTGCTCGTTCTGGCTCAGGCCGCCTGATGCGAACAGCTCGTCAGTCGAGTACTGACTTTGCCGGTTGGTAATTGTGCGCGCAATGTCAGCGCGTGCCTTATCCAGTGCCAGCAGCTTCTCGCGCGTCTCAATCTGACGTTCGAGAGCCGCATTCTGCTGCAGCTGTGAGGTAATGAGGTCAGCACTGGCTAACAGCGATTTCTGGTCAGCGGTAAGCGTCTGCTTGCTTTTGATATCCGCAAGTTGCTGTTCCCACTTAATCAGCGCCTGCTGCTGCGTGCCTATCTTCTCGCCGGTGTCAGCCTGGCTCGTCAGCACCTGCTGTTGCTGGCGCAACTGGTCAATCATTCTTGAGCCAGCGTCTTCTGTGTAAGTCTTTCCTCTTGTCTCTTTAGGATCCTTGAACCGGTCATTTATCCTGCTGATAGCTTCGTTGGCTTGCTTCTCGTTAATGGCATGGGCAGCAAGCTGTTTATTAACCAGCTCTATGGCTTTGGCGCGTCGTTCTGTATTCGTTGTGAGGCTGTTTTGAAGTGCTTCGTAATCTTTTTCTTGTTTTAGAGTCGCCTGATTCTCCTCTTTGCCTTTTGCCTTTGCTTTATTCAAGTCGTTCTGCAAATTGATGACGGATTGGAGAATATTTACTTCCGATTGCGCTGATCCTTGGTTGGTAGCGTAATTTCCCCCATACGTGTTCCACATTCCATTGCCGAGCCCATCGTTACTCGCTGCATCAGTTACTGCCTTCTTTGCTGCAGCGAGCTTTTGCTCAAGACTACTTTCTCTCCCAACGTTCAGCATGGCGTCCCATGCTGATGATGCCGCGCCTTTTAAGGTGATCCATGCAGACTCAATATCACCTAGATTTCCCTTAATATCTGATGCGCGGGTATTCATAGTTTGCGCATACGTTTCTAAAGCTAAGCGCGAAGCTTCTTGCTCGTTACCTTCTTCCTGAAGGCTTTTAATCCTTCGATAGGTTTCTACCGTAAGAAAGTGATATTTATCATTCAGACTGTTCAGCGCATCCAGCGGACTTCCGGCTATCTTCTCAAAATCAGACACAAACTGATCTGTTGACTGCCCGGTGGCCTTGCTCATGTTCACCACCGCCTCAGTAACCGTGACCAAAGAGTCACTAGCTACCTTCCCGCTAGACACAACCTGATTTAATGCAGATGCAGCAAAGCCACGGGTGCTTCCTGTGCTTTTAGCGATCTCATCCGCCATATCTGAAAGCTGTCCAGCAGTTTTACCGGCAGTGTTTCCGGTAAGAACAAGTGTCTTATAAAACTCTTCTTGCTCTTGTGAGCCTTGGTAGTAGGCAACAGCTAATGTTCCAGCTGCCGCCGCGGCAACCGTGAATGGATTGACGAGACCGAGGACATAGCTCCCTAGCGCTCTAACTGCCGGCCCAATACCCCCAAACATGTCTTTGAGCTGATCGCCCTGCTGTAGCAGCACGGTCAACGGTGCCTGACCAGATGCCAAGCTGACCACGATGTCGGTCATCTGAGCTGGAACCATCCTCATGTTTGCGGCCAACTGTTTGGATGACATTCCCGCCTTTCCGGCATCAGAAGAATAAGCATTTAATCCATTGCGCGTCTGCTCAATCTTCTTCGAGTATTCATTGAATGTCTCGGTGTCTAGAAAGCCTTTGGCCTGAAACTTGGCAAGCTGCCGTTGCTGGTCGTCAAGTCGGTTTAAAGCGGCATTAACAGGGTTAATCCTGTCGAGCAGGTCGGAGAGTGACTTCGCTTCCTCATCCGTCGCCTTTGCTGTCTTTCCAGCGGTATCAGCGGCCTTCTGCCCGGCCTGAGTCATTTTCGCCAGCGCGCCAGCCAGTCCTTCTGCATTCCGCTGAGCACCCGTGCTGTCGATGACGATCGCAAGGCGTGATTGTTGTTCGGCCATGTTTTCTCCGGGCATAAAAAAACCTCGCCGAAGCGAGGTTATGTGATTTCTTACGACTTATTTTATATATCGATAACTTTCAGCGAGCGTTAAGGACTTTTCTTCACCGCATGCAAATGCATACTTTTTCAGGCTGGCCACGTCTGTTTTAGTTATTTTGCTATACGGCATGAAATAATCAGGCGTTCTTTCAATCTTATGAATTTGCCCCCAGTATCGGCACATTTCATTAATCATCTCTTCGTTGAGCACCAGCATCTTTGTCAGCAAAGCAACGGCATCATGGCCCCTGCGCTCTTTGACGTGTGCCTTTACCCTTCTACGCCAAATTATAAATAACTCACGATAGTGTCCATGATAAATGGATGGAGGGTTAGTGGACTTGAGCAGCAAGGTTTCCACCTCTTCGTCAAGTCCCTTTCCTTTTAGTGTCATGGCCTTTTCGAATCTTGACGTCATCTCTTCCCCATAAGGGTCAACGTCAAAAGATCGAAGCTCCATTATTTTTCACACCTTTCGGCATACATTTTTAGTTTGTCCAACCTGCTTTGAAGTCCATCACCATCATCAACCTTAAAAAAGTCAGATGTTGAATATGAAAGACCTAACAGCGGAACTACCCATCGAGGCTCTGCCTCGACATGGACAAAAATTCTCTCAAAGCCAACATACGCGCCAAATGAGTTTTTACCATTTAGCTCGCCGCATACATAGCCACTAGTGTTTGAACCGGTATCGTCTTTACTAGCAACAAAATGCATATTTCTGAATTGGGCGCTTGAAGGATCTTTAAGAGATTGCGCTACATCTTCTTGTGCGATTTTGATGAATTGTTCATCTGACGGCTTGCACCCAGAAAGTAAAATAACACCAAAAAAGATACACAAAAACTTTTTCATATCCCTATCCCCATGAGGTTTTATGGGATAAATCTTATCACGGCGGCAGCGCAAGACAATGCAAAACATAAGCACTGATCATCTATCAGGATTCCGCTGATTTACTTTAGAGGATATGTTGAATACTCAGCCCGTCCATGTTTGGGACATGGGCGCACACAGCAATGAGGGATGGCTGATTACCTCTGGAAAGGAATATTTATGAAATTCAAACTAGAAACTATTGGCGGACTATCCAATATACATGGTCAAAACCACAGATTACTTGTCAATCTAAAGGGTGATGATGACTCAAACCACAGTATCTGGTTAGAGGTGCCACATGGCCATGCAGACGGCATGACAATTAAACAAATAGAGGAATTAGCCATACATAAAGCGCGAGAAAACTTCTCTAAATGTTAATTCTTACCTGCTTGGCTAGGCTCAATTAATGCCAGCCTTGATGATAGGTTTGAAACATGCGCCATAAGCTCATTCAAAGCCCGGCTTGTTGAGTCTTTCAGAGCTTCATTCTGGGCTTTCATGTTTGCCAGCTCCACTTCCAACATCGCTATGCGATTCTCTAAGTTCATATTACTCTCCGGATTATGTCGTTTTGGCCTGCTTTCTTTCCCACTCCGACCGATCCGCATCGTCCAGGGCAAAGATAGCCGCCTCGAACTCATCTCGGTCAATCTGAAGTGGTTTGCAGGCAAGGTAGTTATTGATGTCTTCCAGGTCTATCGGCAGCGGCGTTGCCGCCATGCCTGCGTACTTCCTGCCTCTGGTGATGACTGCGTAGGCGCCGAGAATCTCGCTACACACGCCGTCAATCTCCGGCTCAGGGATGGGAGGCAGCTTTAAGCGCTCGCGCCGCCAGCGGTTCTTTTCGCCTTGCTCTCCGCCGAACTGCCGGAGCCAGCTTTGGCTTTCGAGGACTTTCCCACCGTTTCCTGAGTCTGCGCCTCTTTACCCGCGGCAATGTCAGATGCAGTGCTCAGCACGGCCCAGTACAGCTCCGGGTGCTGCAGCAGCAGCGCCTTGCCCTTCTCTGCTGAGTAATCGATGGCAGTTTCTTTCCCTGCTTCGTCAGCCTCTCCCACGCCATCCCAGTCCAGCAGGAGGTGTTTGGCTACCGAATCAATCAGCAGGTCGTCAGAGATGTCGCTCACGTCGATGTCTGCCGGGTTGAACTCTGCCGTTCCTACCTTGAATCGCTCGTCGAGCTTGCTGATGTGCCGGCGCACCATGGCGTTATGAGAGCGGAAAGCCGGGTTACTGATAGAGCCGACTTTAAGCTTCAGGCCTTCCATCGGCTCAATCCAGCGCTCGGCATTGGCATCGAATTTAGGTGTTTTCAGAATGAGCATATTCTTCTCTGTAAGCAGCCCGCCACTGTGGACGGGCGATTAGATTAAGATGCGGTGACGGTGATCGCCGTGGTTCCGGTGAAGTCGCGCGCTTTCGCGGTGATGGTTGCGGAGCCTACCTTGACTCGCGTTACCTGCGACGTTTTCTGGCCGGTAGATGCGACGGTAGCTACTGACGGGTCCGAAGATGCCCACACAACGGTATCTGTGGAGTCTGCAG